ACGCCAAAACCAGCGAAGGCCGTGCTGGACGCGAGCAAGAGGCCCATCAGAGCGAATAAAACCTTTTTCATGGGTGTCCCTTTTTTTAAACCCGCATAGGCAGGAGGGCTTTTTTTTAGCCCCCCCTGCCCTGCAAGCGGTTTAGTTCGCGTAGAAGACCGCGGCCTTGATCGTGCCGGTGGCGGCGCCAGAATCCACCAGCTTCGCGAGCACCTGGCGATCCGAATTCGAGGATCCGCCAGTCTCGTCGCAGGTGTAGCAGAAGCCGTCGACCTTGTTCAGCCTCGTAAAGCCCGCCGAAGTCGTCGCGGTGTTCGAGACGTAGCGATCATCGTCTTCGGAGTCACCGAGCGAGAGCGACGTGTTGGCGCCCAGTGCGTCGTAAGCGAGGATTGCCTCGTAAACGACCGCGTTTAGCGGCAACTTCGTACCGATCTCGATCAGCGAGCCCGAGGCGAGAGCGCTCGCTTCGTAGCTGTCCTGCATGACCTTAAGCTCCGCGCCGAGCGTGCCCGACGGGTTGGTGTGGCTCTCCGTTGCCGAGTCGGCGACGGTCTTAAGAGCTCCTTTAACGGTTGCCATGTGCTAGATCTCCTTTTTTGGGTTCCGGTTTATGCGCAGAGGATCTCGATGACCTTGGCCTCTTCGAGACGGCTCGCGCCGATCCCGATGCAGGCGTAGCCTTGCCAGGCGTAGTCATGCTCCGGCAGCTCCGAGGCCTTGAGCGTCGGCGACTTCGCGATCGCAAGACCGATGCCCGAGGGCACCCACGCGATGCATTGGTTGCCGCCCGTCGTGCCCAGGCGCGTGGAGACGATGATGTTGAAGCCCATGAAGCGCTTCACAACGCCGCCTTCCAGCACATAGCCGCGGTTGTAGTCGTTCGAGATGACCTCCGTCATCTTGAGGAGATCGGTGTGCTCGTCGGGCGAGATCGCCAGATAACGGGGCTCCTCGTCGTCGACGTTGCCTTCCTGGAAGATCTCATTCGCAGAGCGCAGCTTGTCGAGCGTAAGGCCCGTTCCGCCCGCCGCGATCGAGTTGGTGTTGGCCTGCGTGGTCGTGCCGGCCTTCCCGGTGTAAGCGGTGGCAAACGCGGCCGCGATGACTTCATCGTCCATCGCGCGGTTCATGCCAGCCACGAACGCCTGGTTATAGGCATTCCGGGGGTCGAGGAGAGCCTTCAGCTCATCCTCTTTGTCGAACCAGATGGCTTTCCGGTAATCGAAGAGCGTGATCCACCGACGGCGATGGTCGGCATCCTCACGCGGCGTCGGTGAGTGGCGCGACGTTTTCTTCTCAAGCGAGATAGAGCCGAGCTGCTCCATCGTGGTCCGCTCGCCGACAACGCCGGGCTTCTGCATGACGAACTGTGCGATCTTGGGCTTGGTCTGCTGGGCGAGCTGCGAAATCGTGTCGCCCCATTGGACGGTAAAGAGGGTATCGACTGCTCCCATGACTGAATCCTCCGAGTTTTTGGTTTGTTTCTTCTCGGAGTGTCCGGCGAGCCGGGTCCGTTTTGGATTTGAGGCTTGGGCCGGGATTGCTGCCCGGGTGTCCAAAACGCCTTACAATTTTCTATAACGACCAAATACTTCTTATTTCGCAACGACAAAAAAATAAGGGGCCGCTTTTTGGGCGGCCCCTTCGTCCGACGTTTGGCGTCAGAATTTCTTAAGGCCTGGCTTCAGCATTGCATAAAGCGCGGGCATCTTTTCATTCACCCAAAGATCGTGATCGGGATGACGGTTGTCGTTGAAAGGATGCTTCTCATCGCCCCGGATCTTCGCGATCTCGGTCTGCGCTTCGTCGGGTGTGAGCGTTCCCGTCTTCGGCGTCCCGAGGGATTCAAGTGTGGATTCGGAGAGATTCTCAGCCACGCGCCCAAGAAGTGCGATAATGACGGGATCGGCGCCGTACTTCGCCGCAATGTCGCCGGCGACATCTTTTCCAAACTGCGTCAGCATTTTATTGACCGTCTTGAGCTTCTCGTCGTATTTGGCGCCCCACTCGGAGCGGAGCTTCGTCTCGGCAGCCTTGACACTCTCAGTCGTGACGCGCTCGCCTTCCTGGTGTTCCTTCAGCATCGACTGCACGCGGTAATCGAGAAGCTTCTCAAACTGCTTTTGAGGAATGCCGATCGAGTGCGCGTATTTACGAAACTCCGCCACCTCGGCCTCGTTTAGCTTCACTCCTTCAGGCAAACCCTTAAACTCCGGAAGCTTGTACTCGTCGGCGGTCTTCGGGCGGCCAAGCGCATCGAAGACGGGCGCCCAATCTTCTTCCTTGGCTCCCTCGCCAGGAAGGATAACGCCCTTCCTCCCGATCAGCTTTTGCGCCTCGAGGTGGCCCTTGGCGAGCTCCTCGACGCTTTGATATTTCGCAAGCGCGGGGTCTGATTTAAGCGTGTCGTCGGCGAGTGAATTGATCCAATCGGGGGCGGGCATCGTGCGATCTCCTTAGGTTTTTTAAGATTCGTACTCCCGAGGCAGCTCTTTAAGCGCCTCGGGATTGACGTCGAGCATGTTCTTGATGCGAACAAAAATTGACCGGCGGCCTTCTTTGAAGCCCGTCACGTCGGGCTGCCCCGGTGTGAGTGTCGTCTGTTTCGTGAAACATCGCGCCTCAAGATCCTTTAAGACGGCTTCTCCGTCTTTGGTCTTAAAAGTGCGGCGGTACTGGCCGACGAGCTCCTTAAATTTGGCAAGCTGCTTGGGGTCTGGCGGGGTCTGGCTAGGCTGCACGCTTCTTGCCTTCGTCTTGCGTGAGAGCTTTGGCGCCCTTACCGACTTTCTCAAGCGCCTCGCCGCCCATCTGAGCCATCATGAGCGCATTGGCTTGGGCTTGCTCCTGTGCGCGCACTTCGCGGATTTTCTGCACTTCCTGGTCGCTCTTAAGAAGCGTCGGGTCGATCGAGTGAATGTTGGCGAGCTTATCGACCGACTTGTCCCAATCAATCTTGTCGAGCACCTGCGGCGCGATGCTTGCCATCTGGCCGACGGTAAAGAGATAGCCTTCCAGGTTCTGCGCGAGTGTCAGCTTCTGAGCGCGTGCCAAGGGCGAGATGTACTCGGGCTCGAGATTCACCTCATCGCCAAGGCTTGCGGGCATCGCCGGAAGGAGGCCATTTCGGAGAGCGATCTTAAACGTGCGGAAAATAATCGGGCTTAAGACCTGTGACATGAGGCGCCCGATGACGGGGCCAAGGACGAGCATCTTCTCCTCGACGCGCTTGGCAACCTCGAAAGCCGTCATATTCTTGGCATCGAGGAGCATGAGGAAAAGGTCAGCGAAGAAGTATCGGCGAATCGCCTCGCGGCGCTGGTTCTCAAGCTCAAGGCCGACGGGGATATTACCGTTCGTCATGAGCGGAAATGGGCCTTGCTCTGTCGGGTCTCCGGTGCGCCAGTTAATCCCGGCCGGATTGAAATTGAGCGGCATGAGGAAGTTCTCATCTGGGAAAAGCCAAGGCGGGTCGACTACCTTCTGCGCCGCGCGGATAATCGTCTTCGACATCGAATTAAGCATGAGGATATCGGGAAGCGCCACCATGGCCGGCGAGTAACCCCAGACTTCGCCCGAGTTCTTCCTCCAGCGCCCCACGAAAAACGGAAACTCCTCATAACCGCCTTCTTCGAGCATCCGCTTTTTCTCGACGAGGACGTAGCAGGAATAAAACTGCATGTTCCGGTTATCGTTTTTCCCGGCCTTCCGGTCGTAGCGGACGCCCACTTGATGCTTGATCTCGACGGTATCGGTAAATTTCTTCTTCTCGTACTTTTCGCGGATCTCGGGGCCGCAAGAGTCGCCCCAGCGCTCATAAGCCTGGCGCACGTTGTAGGTGTAAGTCCGCGTCAGAAGATCGACAACGCCGCGAGCGTTCTCGTCGAGGTCGACTTGCTCAAACGGGATGTTGTAGAAGCGGACGACTTCCTGCGGATCCTCTTCTTCGTAGAGCGTGGCGCCGGGAAGCACTACGAGGTCGTGGTAGAACTCGGCGATCTCGTTGTTGAAATTAGAGCCGTTTAAAATGTCGTAGATCGTCTCCTCGCACTCATGGAGCCAGGCCTTCGCGTCATCGTCCTCGTTAAGCCTCCGGTCCTTAAACCGAAGAGCGAACCACTTGGAGGAGGGAGACGTCATGAAGCCCTGGAGGCCTGCGGCCGCGATCTGTGCCGCGTCGATGGCGGTCGAGTCGTAAACGTCGCTCGAGACACGCTCGCCTTCGGCTTGATGGATCGTGATGCGCGCCTTATGCGGCATGCAATACTTGGCCGCTGTCTGGGCCTGGTTTTCCCAATTAAACTTTTTCGAGCGCATCTGCTTTGAAAGCTCGATGACGTCGGCGGCTTTTGGCATCTTATTCGCCGAGGAGGAGCTTTCGCTTGACGGGGGCTGGATTCGTCACGCCAAGCGGTGAGGTGAGGATCGACTTCGTGCGAGCTTGTGCGGCGCGCAGGACGTTCTGCTTTTGCGCGGCTTCAATGCTGAGGGCGTTCGGAGAAGCGGGTGTTTCCAGAAGCGAGGGGACTTTAGGGCCGCCGCCCGCCGTGAAGCCTCGCGCGGCGCTTACAACGCCGGCGCCAGCCGAAAGAAGCCCCGCGGTTGGAGCGATAGCTGCGGCGGCTCCTGCGACGGAGGCGCCAGCACCGGCAACGGCTGCGATGATCGGGGCGATGAAGGCCATGAGATGACCTTGCCCATATCGTGCTTATTCCGCAAGCGTCAGAGGAAAGTGGTGTCTGAATAAGAGCGCGGAAGGCTTGGCAGCGAGCGCGCAGCGTTCTGGTTTCCATGGAGCGACGGCGGCTTTGCGATTTGGTCCTGCATGGCAAGCGCGTCCACAAGATCAATGTATTCGGATTTGATTTCGTCCTTCGTGACGCCGGTGAGCTCCATCTCAAGCTCCGTGATCCAAGACGGAAGGCCGTCGATTGCCGGTGCAAAGTCAGGAAGCCAGATCGACTTCGCCTTCGTGCGAGGCTGAAGCATCTTGATTCGCTCGAGCTTTGTGCCCTTCTTTGCGTGTTCGAGCGGGATGAGCTCAAAAAATACTTGGTCCTTCACCATCTTCTGCCGGAGAAAAGGCTCAAGGACGTCAAGGAGCATTCCCTTTTCAATGCCAAACGCTTTTAGATTCCACCTGGCGACGGTCTCGAAGATCTTATTGACGAGCACCGTCGAATCCCATCGACCGAAAGGCATGTCGATAATCATCCAATAATTCTCAGGCGTCACGGCATTCACGCAAATCGCTCGAAAACAAGCCGAGGTCGTCGTTGACGCGGCCGGGTCGAGCGTCGCCCAGACCTTCGCAAAGCGCGCGATCGTTGGAATCTCGGCATGCGAGAAGCGTGGGAAGTCGGCCATATTGAAGATCCGCGTTTCCTCTGAGGTCGACTGGCACATGCGCTCTCTGAGCCAGATGGCGAGCTTGCCGTTGACTTGAAATGTCGCCTTCTCTTTCAGGATGTCTTCCATCTTAAACTTCGCGGACCAGGTGGGCTTGCCGTCAATCTCGACCGGGATCCGGTGGCGCTCAAAGCCCATCGTCTCGGCTTTCGTCATGACACGTTCGACGATGCACTTGTCG